TTCTTCTCTCTGACTCTGAAAAGTAGACGATGTCCGGACCTGCTGCAGCGAAGCCGAAGACACCCCGCCGAGTGGCCCGGTCGTCACCGAAGAAGCCGGACCCATCGAAACGCGCCGCACCAGCGAAGAAGCCTCGTCACACGGTGGCGAAGCATCCGCCGGCGGCGCATGTCGTCCCGCTGGTTGAGACGACGGTGGCCGCAGTGGAGCGTGCGTTGACCCGGATCGAGGACTCACCGAAACGTGCGGTGCTGGTCGCGACGATCCGCTGTCTTGCTGATGCGCTTGACAAAGCGGAGCCGACTGATCGCCCGAAGATCTCGAAGGAGCTGGCGACTCGGATGGCCGAACTGAACGCGGAGGCGAACCCTGGTGACGATGATGATGACTGGACGACAGGAGCTGGTCCTACCTAGGTTCGGCACCCCGAGGAACTTCGCCCGTCAGACTGACGGCACCGATGTCGGCAACGTGGCGACCCGTCTGGGTCTGCCGCCAATGCCTCATCAGCAGCACATCTTCGATGTGGCCTACGAGATCGACTCGGACACCGGCGAGTACTTCTACAACGAGATCAACGTCTTCGTGATGCGCCAGGTCGGCAAAACGATGGGGATCCTGTTCCCGGGCATGGTGCACCGGTGCACGATGCTGCCGCACCGTCTCGGTCGGCAGCGCAGCTCGTTCACGATGCAGAAGCGGGACAAGGCCCGCAAGAAGCTCGAGATCGACATGATCCCGCAGCTGGAATCGTCCCCCGACTTTCAGCGGATCACGAACCCGAAGGGTCGCCCTGGTAGCTCGACGAAGCAGTGGAAGTCGTCGCTGAACAACGGGCAGGAACATCTGCAGTTCGGTCGGAACAACTACATGCACATCGGAACCCCGGCAGCCGACGCCGGCCACGGCGACACCCTGGACCGCGGCGACTTCGACGAGATCCGTTTCGCTGTCGATGACGCTGTCGAAGCCGGCTACGTCCCCTCGATGTCGACAAGAGCATCACGGCAGCTGTGGCTCGCCTCGACCGCCGGTGACGAACGCTCGTACTACATGTGGCCCAAGGTGGTGACCGGCCGCAAAGCCGTCGAGACCGGCACCGAGTCGCGCGTCGCCTATTTCGAGTACTCGATCCCCGAGTCTGCCGACATCGACGACCCGCAGACGTGGTGGACGTACCACCCGGCGATCGGCCGCACACAAACCATCGACTTCGTGATGGGCGAACTCGCAAAGGCGCGTATCCATCCGGACGAATCGAAGATTGACACGGTGCGCCAGGAGTACGCCGGCCAGTGGGTTCGTACCCCGCTGCTCGGCGACGGTGACCGCCCACTCGTGATACAGCCAGACGTCTGGTCGAAGCGGATCCACCGATCGGACCCGGCCGGCCCGGTCGCGTTGGGTGTGGACATCTCACCCGACGGCGCGTCAACCTCGATCGCTGCAGCGTGGCGCAACCAGTCAGGACGTATTCAAGTGGAAGTGCTCGCCCTCGAATCTGGTGTGTTCTGGTTGGAAGAGACGCTGAAGCTCGAAGTCGCTGACCGTGCCCCGGTCGCAGTGGCGTACGACTCCGGTGGCCCAGCGAACGCCATGGCCGGCGCAATCGCCCGTTCAGCCGGTGTCGCTCCGGTCGTCCGGCTGTCAGGTCGAGAGTACGGATCTGCCTGCGAGGGGTTCGTGACCGGCATCACCGAGGATCGGTACTGCCATGTCGACCAGGCGTGGCTGAACTCGGCGCTCGACGGCGCGACGAAAAAGCAACGCGGCGAGGGTTGGCTCTGGGATCGTCAAACAGCCCTGTCGGACATCACGCCGCTGGTTGCTGCGACCGTTGCTGTGCGTGCGTTGGAAGCTGCTGCGCCGGCGATGCCTGACCCGTTCGTGGTGTTCGCGTGAAGTTGCCGGTGCTGGTTGCCCTGTTCGTGGTCGGTGTGTTGTTGGCCGCTGTAGGTGTTGCGCTCATGTATCCGCCGGCCGCGCTGGTGCTGATCGGGGTGGTGTGCTCATCCGTGGCGCTCAGGGTGAAGGTGGGTGACGAATGAGGCTTCTCGACGCAATCGGGCACAAGAAGCCCACCGAGGTGACCAACAGCGTGCCGTCCGGGTTCCAGTACGGGACCACGCAGTACCCGTTCGGTGTGCTCACAGGGTCCAATCCGACGATCTCTGACGGCACGTTCGAATCGATGGTGCTCGAAGTCCACAACCAGAACGGCCCTGTGTCGTCCGCGGTGGTCGCGCGTGCGTTGCTGCTGTCGCAGGTGCAGTTCGCGTGGCGTGAACGTCATCTCGGGTTCGGTCTGACGTACACGCCGGCTCTCGATCAGTTGCAGTTCCCTGCGGGAACGACCCGTTCGGAGATGTTGTTCCGGATGGAGCTCGACGCGTCGTACGCCGGGAACGCGTTCCTTGCCCGTCGCCGAGGTGTCGTGCACCGTTTGGACCCTGCCCGGGTGACGTTTGCGTTCGGTTCGAACACCGATCCGACGTTCACCGCCAGTCAGGAACTGACGCTCCCGTTCGACGCTCAGGTGATCGGCATCATCTACAACTCTTCGGGAACGCCCGGTATGGCGACCGGTGCCGACCTCGAAGTGTTCCTCCCGGGCGAGTTCGCTCACTGGAAGCCGGAGCCGGATCCGTTGCACTGGTGGCGCGGTCAGTCGTGGATTGCTTCGCTGCTCGAAGACGTGGCGCTCGACGGCCAGATCTCAGACCACCAGTCGAAGTTCTTCGTGAATGCCGGTGTGCCGAACCTGGTGTTCCTGATGAACCCGGCGCTCGACTCCACGCAGGTGCAGCAGTACGCCGACGTGATCAACAAGGCCCACACAGGCACCGACAACCATTGGAAGAACATGTTCCTCGGTGGCGCCACCGACGTGAAAGTGGTTGGCCAAGACCTGTCGAAGTTGTCGCTGAAGGATCTGCAGGGTGGTCTGGAGACTCGGGTGTCGATGCGTTCGCGTGTTCCCGCCGTGATCTTGGGAGCACGCGAAGGTCTGTCGGGTTCCAGCCTGAACACAGGGAACTACTCGGCGGCGCGCCGGTTGTTCGCTGATGGTTGGTTCTCGCCGACGGTGAACGGTCTGTGCGAGGCGCTCGAGTCGTTGGTTCCGCCGCCACCGTCGAAGCGTTTGACGCATGACGCCGCCGAAATCCTGTTTTTGCAGGAGGACCGAAAGGACGAGGCGGAAATCAACACCCAGAAGGTGACGTCGATCAACACGTTGGTGAATGCAGGATTCGATCCTGCCACCGCAGTGGAGACGATCGCACCGGAATGGTCGTCGAAGCTCACTCACGCCGGCCTTCTGTCGGTGCAACTCCAGGAGCCTGGCACCGCCGCCCCGGCGAATGCCTCCGACGCACGCAACGTGATGGGGCGTCTCGGTCGGGCGATCAGTGTCGACTCGATCGACGCTGTCGCACTGCTCGACGGCATCAATCCGGCGACGGCGACGCTCGCCTCCGAGGTGCTCGCCGTCACCGAGGCCACCGACATGAAGACGTTACGAGCCGAGATGCTCGCCGCACTGACGACAGGAGCCAGCAATGCCTGACATCAACACGATGATCGCCGAGGCTGATGCGCTGCAGGCGAGACTCAACACGCGCCAGAGCGCGACGAGCCGCCCGTGGTACTCGATCACGAACGCTGACACAGAGCGCGCCCAGGTGCGCATCTACGACGAGATCGGGTACTTCGGGGTCGATGCGGAGATGTTCGCCCGCGAAATCGCTGGGATCACTGCCGTCGAGATCGAGGTCGCGATCAACTCTCCCGGAGGGTCGGTGTTTCACGGGCTCGCGATCTACAACGCTCTGCGAACTCACCCGGCCCGGGTGATCACTCGCGTCGACGGTCTTGCCGCTTCGGCAGCGTCGTTCATTGCTCAGGCCGGTGACGAACGGGTGATGGTCGAGTCGTCGCAGATGATGATCCACGACGCCATGGCTGCTGTGTTCGGCAACGCGCAAGACATGCGCGAGGTCGCCGACTTCCTCGACCGGCAGTCGGCCAACATCGCCGACCTGTACGCGTCGCGTTCCGGTTTGCCCGTCGCCCGATACGTCGAAATGATGGCCGCTGAGACGTGGATGACCGCCGCCGAGGCTGTCGCCGAAGGCCTGGCCGACTCGGTTCTGGTCCCGCAACGGCAGCCGACACCCAACAATCTCTCCCCCCAAGCCGCCCTCGACCTCGCCGCCGCCCAGGCCGCCGCGCAGGTCGACGCCGCACTGGTGGAGCAGCAACACGGAGAACGCGCCGCGTTTCTTCGAACC